TTGATTTATTTCGTGACAATGCCGTTGATGTTGCGTGTAATATATTATTTTATCAATGATTCGTCTATCATTTCCTTACTTTTATGCCTATTATTCAATACATTTCTATTTGATGTTTATATTTTAGGATATAATTCTAAGGACATGATAAGTTTATATAATAGTGATAAGGAAATAAAAATCGAAGTAAAGGATGAAAGCTACTCTTATGAAGCTATTATGGGCGAGGACTCCCTGACCCTTTATTTCTCCCATCCTGGGTATTTGGAAGTACCGGTCGGATCTTGGTGCGACTTTTATGGAAAACGTTATTTCTTGAAGAAGGATAGCAATTTCAAGAAGAACGGTGAACGTAATTTCGAATATACACTTATCCTTGAAACGTCTAAAGCTGATGCAATGATGTGGAAAGTTCGTCATACCGCAGAGAATAGCATCAAATTCGCGTATACGGCAAAAGCGCATGAACATTTGCAATTACTCGTTGAAAACTTGAATCGTCGGGGAATCGGCTGGAAAGTCGGTAATTACATCGAAGGAACAGAGAAAGTAATTAATTACAATCACACCTATATTCTTGATGCTCTCAACCAGCTTGCAGAACTATATGAGACAGAATGGCAGATCACTGAAGAAACGGTTGAAGGAAAACAAATTAAGACTATCCATCTGCGTAAAGTTGAGTATAACAAGGAGAACCCTTTGAAACTGTCGTATGGTAAAGGCCACGGCTTCAAGGTCGGTATTGGTAGGACTTCTGGGGATATACCACCCGAAATAATTTTGGTAGAAACGACAGATCGCAATATTGATTATTCTACATACGGATCTAAATACCTGTTACTTCCAAAGAATAAGACTCTTGTTTACGAAGGGAGAACGTATAAGACAGATGCGGATGGAACTTGTGTCATGCGTGCTGATAAAAAACTTACAACAGCAAAGGAAGATAGTCTGGACTGTACAGCTATTTATCCTTCCCGTGTTGGTACTGTTAGTTCTGTTATTGAAGTGAACAAGGAGAATAACTTCTTTGACTTTGTAGATAAAGACATTCCTGAAGAGTTGAATTTCGAAGATTGTCTCATAGCAGGAGAAACAATGACGGTTATTTTCCAGACTGGTATGCTTACAGGCAAGGAGTTCGAAGTAAAGTATATCCATGAAGCGAAAGACAAGAAAGAGGCACGTCGATTTGAAATTGTTCCGCAGGAAATTGATGGTATTACTATGCCGGAGCCGGAAGTCTGGCGACCGAAGGTTGGTGATACATACGCAGTGTTCGGAATGCAATTGCCGAAGGCTTATATCTGTAACGATAGCACACAAACGGGTGCGAGCTGGGAAGCTTTCAAGGAAGCTGCTAAATACCTCTATGAACATGAAGATAAAGCATTCATATTTACCGGGACATTGGACGGTATTTGGGCTAAAAAACGCTGGTTGGAGATAGGCGGAAAGATTGTGCTAGGTGGATATGTAAACTTCTCTGATACACAGTTTCATCCGGAAGGTTCTCTTATCCGGATGATTGGAATCAAACGTTTTGTGAATAATCCGTATTCACCCGAAATTGAATTGTCTAACGAATCGATAGGTACGTCTGTGTCAAGTGATCTGAACAAGATAGAAACTAACGAGGTGACAGTTATTGAGAAGCATAAGGACGCTTTACAATTCACTAAACGTCGTTTCCGTGACGCAAAGGAAACGATGTCTATGCTTGAAGATGCACTGTTGAACTTCTCCGGCTCCGTCAATCCGATAACCGTTTCAACCATGCAACTGCTTGTCGGAGACGAAAGCTTGCAATTTCGTTTTGTCAATTCAAAAACGAATCCGGTTCAAGTAGCTCATAATATTACTTTCAATACAAGTACAAAGATACTGAACGCTCCGGCAGGAATCCTTCAGCATTTGACACTCGGTATTAGTTCTCTTTCTTCTTCTCATAAGGCAGATGAATACAAGTACTGGGACATGGCTAACTATGATTCTCCGGTACTCATTGACCCGGACAAGAAGTATTATCTATATGCTAAAGTTGGCAAGGAGAATCAAGCCGGAACATTCCTCTTGAGTGAAACAGCTATTAAAATGGAACAGATAGCTGGATATTATCATTTACTCACCGGAGTGCTTAACAGCGAGTATGAAGGTAGTAGAAGTTTTGTTCAGCTATACGGATTTACTGAAATTCTGCCGGGCCGCGTAACAACAGAAAGAATCCTTTCTCCGGATGGTGATACATATTTCGATCTAGTAAAAAGTGAGATCGGCGGTAACATTCAAATAAAAGCAGGTTCTTCCGGATTGGAAAATCTGTCTGAATGGGAAGCTGCTCATCAGGAAATAAAGGATGCAGCTAAAGCGGCCAAGGATGCTGCTGATTCAGTGGAAGGACTTCATAATTATGTAGATGGAGCCTTCGCTGACGGAATTATAGACGAAGCCGAAGCAAAAGCTATTGAAAAGTATATCAATACTGTCAACAATACCAAACAAGCTATCGAAGCAACTTACAATAAACTCTACACAAATGTTTATTTATCCGGTCCTGCAAAGATTGGTTTGCTCAATGCTAAAGTTAGCTTAATGGGGAGTATTGAAAGCCTGATTAATACTATCAATGCCGCAATTTTCGACGGATTTACAACATCTGAAGAAAAGAAAGACGTGGATAATAAATTCACTCTTTTCAATTCTGCCTATGCTGATTTTAATACTGCTGTTGAAGCCGCTAATAAGGCTATACAGGACAAGCTAAAGGATTATTCGGATGAAGCACTGAAACAGGCAATGCAGGCTTTAGAGGATGCTGCGGATGCTGCTAAGGCTGCGCAGGATGCTGCAACATCAGTTGAAGGCTTGCATGACTATGTAGATGGCGCATTTGCGGATGGCATTATAGACGAGGCGGAAACTAAAGCGATTGAGAAATACTTAAATACAGTCGGAAATACGAAATCTGCTGTTGAAGCTACATATAGCAAACTATATGTGAACGCTTATCTGGAAGGCTCTGCTAAAACAGATTTACTTAATGCCAAGGTTTCTTTGTCAGGTGCAATTGACAATCTTATTGCTGCAATAAATACAGCTATTGCAGATGGACAAACGACTATTGAGGAAAAAAAGAATGTAGATGATAAGTTTACTCTATTCAACTCTGCTTTAGCTAGTTTCAATACAGCCGTTGAAGGAGCAAACAAAGCCATACAAGACAAACTGAAAAGCTATTCAGATGAATGTACCGCTGATCTGAAAGTGCTCAATACTCAAATCTCTGCACAAGTTACGCGGGTCGATAGCTTAACGCAAAGGATAGATACTGCCGGTTGGATTACTACAGCTGACGGTAATAAGATATATGCTTCTAAAGAACTGGAAAACGGTAATACGCTTATATCTTATATCAACCAGGCGGCCGGAGAGACTACGATTCACTCATCTAAAATTAATTTGGAAGGTGCTGTTACAATCACCGCACTGCATAGTGATCTGCAGACAATGATTAACTCCAAGATTGATCGAGACGGATTGGGTAAATTGGCATTTGAGGATGCAGTTGAATATGCAAAACTTGGTACTACCATTGTTGTAGGTGGATATTTGAATACTGATTTGATAAAGGTTCGCAGGATAGACGCTGATTCCGGGTTCATAGGTGGTTTTACTATCGAAAATGGACGTCTTGTATGGACGCGTTCAGGATATTTTGGAGGAACATCACGAAGTCTAAAACTAGGCTCTGGAACATCAAAAGAAGGAGTTGTCAATGTCACTTTCAATGCAGAAACAGATGGACGTTTTGGGGTTGCTGCTATTGGTTCTAATTTTGGTGGAGCTTGTATTTATGCCTCCAGAAATCTAAATGCATCAGACAGAAGCTATCCACTAGCAAATACAACGTATGCAGGCTTCTTTGATGGAGGTGTTTATGTGAAAGGAACATTATCAAGTGAACTATGCCTGGCTGATAATTTCGGCTGTATTACATCTAGGGATGGAAATGGTGGAATTAACTATTACCAAGGTATTGATTTCGATTTTGGTAGTAATATGAAATTCAGAAAAGGACTATTAGTATCAATCGCTTAATATTAATGATTATGAAATTAAATTTAAACAAACCTTTAATAGATTTTAGAGGTAAGGAAGCCATTAAAATAGTCAATGGCAAGGAACAGAAGCAGTTTCTTCGTGATATGGTTTCGGAAGCGCTTTATGCTGCCGGTATGAATCCTCAATCAGGTATGGATATGGCAAAAAAACTACGTGCCTACAATATGCTCCAACAAATCATAAATAACCGAGGAATACTTGAGATTACAACAGAAGACGCTACTCTCTTAAAGGAGATTTGTGCAGATGTCTTTACGGCAGGTGCTTTCGGGCAAATTAATGAACTAATTGAAGGAGGAGGTAAAGAATGAACATTACATCAACTAACAGTACTGCCACAACTAAGGTTACGGACGCTATCAGGATTAAGTACAGAATGTCAACCCGTGGTACCGAGGCTATCAAAGATATTACTGCCGAGATTATTAAGGATGAAGCCACAGTAGGTTTCTTCAATACTTCGCGAAATGGAGTAACCGGCTTTTCTCTACATGAGGATCACGGGCTAACCTTTGGCGAAGTGAAACAAGTATTTCAGACAGCTATTGATGATTGTAGCGAGATATTGAAATGAAGTATTAATATTTTAGATATATGATTATGGATTATTTCAAAAACTTACTTATTGGATTGATTACCGGTATAGCCGCTTATCTGAATCCTATTTCTGGGGAAATCAAAAGTCTTATTGCTGTATTTGCCCTCAATTTCATTTGTGGACTGCTCACCGCACTCCTTATCAATCATGAAAGCTTTTCCTTTAAAAAGGCATGGAGATGCATCGTAGAAGCGACTATTTTCTTTGCCTTGGTTAGCTGCATCTACTTTATTGGTGAACACAAAGGAAATCCGGAAGGTGCGCTACAATGTGTTTCATTTATTACGTATAGCGTTTTTTATTTCTATGGGGTGAACATTCTAAGGAATATCAAAGAAATTCTCCCTAACTCTAGCAATGGTTACAAGGTAGTAGCTTTCCTGCATTATGTTCTAAGTGTTGAGTTTATAAAAAACATACCGTATTTAACGAACTATCTGCAAAAAGGAGGTGCTAAATGATTGAAGTCATGGAGTTTATTTTCCAAGACTTTTGGCATTGGCTAGGAACAGTGATTATGATAGCTGTCATTTGCCATGTCAATTTGATTAAAGTTGGTCCATTAACTAAGAAGGAGGAAAAGAAATGAAGACTATTGATGCAATTATCATCCATTGCTCGGCAACACGTGCCGGGCAAGATTTACGCGCAAAAGATATTGATCGGATGCACCGGGCACGGGGATTCAACCAGATCGGTTATAACTTCGTCATTGATCTTGACGGAATGGTTGAAAATGGTCGCCCGCTATCCATTGACGGGGCGCACTGCAATACGAAGGGATTCTCTGATTCATCCTACAATAAGCATAGTGTTGGCATCTGTTATATCGGAGGCCTGGACGCATCCAGAAAGCCTGCTGATACACGTACCCCGGCTCAAAGAGCTAGTTTACGGCAATTAGTTGCGAAGCTCTGCAAGGAATATCCTATTATTGAAGTCTTGGGACACCGGGATACTTCACCCGATTTGGACGGTAGCGGAGAGATAGAACCGGCAGAATATATCAAGGCTTGTCCCTGTTTTGATGTGCGTTCCGAGTTTACCAACTTCTTACGTAATACAGTGATTCGACCATGAAAGTTCTAATCTATATAACAATGTTCCTGATGTCGGAAATATGGTTTGCTTCCTGCAAGGCTTCTCGTAATATCGAGACGCAAAAGCAGATTGATTACTCCGGTGAATTTCAGTTTCTCCGAAATTCAATTGAATCATTAAAAGTTGATGTGAGTAAGCAGACGAAAATCACTACCGACAAGTTGAGTGATCTAAAGGTTGAGAATAAAACAGTTTACTTGTCGTCTCCAGATTCAACAGGAAAACAATATCCGGTCAAAGAAAGTATTACTACTGCATCTAAGAAAGACCAGGAACAGACGGAAATTGATGAAATATTATCTCTTACCCTACGGCAGTTCTCTAGCAGATTGGATTCATTAAGTTATAAAGTGGATGCAGTATTAAATGAAAAGGAAAAGGTAATCGAATTATCTTGGTGGGATTTGCATATAGATAAAATATATATAAGTATCATAGTTTTAATAATAATTGGGCTGATAGTGGATAAAATAAGAGATAAGTAGTACTCAAGTCATGTTTTCTAGGAAGTACGTATAGATTTGTTATGTATGCTTTAAATCTTGTAATTTATTATATAGCTTAGAATTTTGTTCTATTGAAAAATTCATTATGATATGTGTTAACTCAATATTTATATGTATTTTTGCTTAAAATACTATTATAACAAAGCTAAAATGGATACAGAAACATTGACAAACCACATATCTGGTTTAGGAAAACACTATTTTGAAAATGCATGTAAAATTGTATTACACGACGTTTTTAACTTAACAGCAGTTAACGTAGATGGAAAGAATGATGGAGGGACAGATTACTCATCTTTTACAAAAGAAGGGGAAAGAATTAATGCTTGTTACCAAATAACAACACAAAAATCAGCAATACATAACAAAGCTTATAATGATGCTAAAAAGGCTATAGATAAATTGAATGTATCTAGATTTTTTTTCTTGACATCATTCATTTTGGATGAAATAGAAACAAGAAAAATCGAACATACAATTTCTACAGAGTTAAATATTCAAGCAACTTGTTTAAGTGCTAGAAGTATTGCAGGACTCTTATTATCAGACAATCTTTTAAACAAATTCCTAGACGAAACAAATTATCCATTGCCAAAGTCTAATAAAAGTAATCTAGACTACCGTGAATTGGCTTTACATTCTTATACTTTGTTGTCTGATGATGCAAATAAAATGAAATTTGGAATATATACGATGATACAGTTGTATTCATATTGTCAGAAAAGAAAGAATTACAAGAATCTTCTTTAGTCCAAGAAACTATAGCATTTCTTGAATTGGAGATGGACAAAGAAGATATTATAAAAAGAAGAATAGGAGCATTATTTGGAAAGCAAATTCTCAAAAAAAATGGAGAAATGATTATGCTTAGTCCAAATGTAGAATTGGATTCTTTATCAAGAAAAAGAATATATGAAATAGAATTATCTAGTCTATCTGCCGCTCAAGTAGATATTATGCACAATGAATTTTCTATAGACTGGACGAGAGAGGATTCTAAAAAAGTTGCTTTATGGATTGCCAATGCATTTATTGCAGAGCAAATTAAAAATCTTAAAGAAGTAAAAGCCAGTATTGTTGCCAATCCTTTGTTTGATTTAGAAAAAAACGGCTTGTCCAAGTTGAGTTCTTTCTTAACAAAAGAGAAAAAAGTTTTAAAAGAAAATATTGACGAGATAATCGAAAAGTTATTGGAAAACGCTTCTAATCACCCATTAATAACAAAATTATCACGAGCCTCAATTTATCTAGCTTTAGAAGGTGGAAATCCAATTTCTTCTGCAAAAGCGTTAGGTGCAAATAGATGGTCTGACTTCAATATATTAATTGAGCCAACAGTGGCGATTCCATATATTTGCTCTTTATTATATAAAGGAAGCGTTAATAGGTATTTCGATTGTTCTACAAAGGCTATAGCACAAGCAAATAGATTAGACGCAAGTCTTTATATACCTTATTTTTATATCAATGAATGTGCAGGTCATCTATTAAAAGCCAGAAAATATATTGACATTGATGTTGATGAACATGAACTCGTTTATTCAAATAATGCATTTGTTTCTAATTATTTTGCATTGAAACTTAGTGGAGAAAACGTTCCCTCTTCTTTTTTAGACTATTTATCTTCTTTCAGCAGTGCAGTTAGAACGGAAAGAGCTGATATTAAGTCATGGGTTAGAACAATAATGACTGATATACAATCAATACTATCAGGTGGAGGTGTTGAATTTATTGATGTTCCTCTTTTTAAAGATGGTGATTGCGCTGAATTTGAGGAGCAATATCTTTTTTATTTAAAAGAATTTGATATTGACAAGAAAATGCATCTAATAAGGCATGATACATATGCTTTGCAATTTACAAATAACGAGATAGTAAGAAAAGGAGAACATTGGATCATTTTGACATATGATAAATCAATGATTGCTATATCTAAAAATGATTTTTATAAAGGTTGGATAACAAACCCTTTCAAATTTATTGATTTCACCCAAATCTCACGACCATTGTCTGAAACTAAACTGGTATCATTAGTTCACTCTGTTGCTACATATAGTGAAAAGACTCTTTCCATTGGTGCTAGAATAATTGATCGTGTAGTCAAATATGCTTCTAAAGAAATGCAAAACTGGGAATTTAAACAAGAGGTCGATAAATTCAAACAAGAAGTAATAACATCAATTGATATCCAGTCTGGAGATTTTTCTTCTGAAATTGATAGAAAAACTGATGAATTCCTGGAAAAACATGGTTATTTGAATAAAGCTGCAGATATTCTAGATATTGACGAAGAATAAGTAAAAAGTCTAAGAGTGGTAGCTGATTGGGCTACCGCTTTTAATTAGATGTTGTCTTTTCCCAGTCATCTAACACTGTTAAATCCCATTTGGGAAGATCCGGATTAATATAGGTTACAGACCTACCATACACAGAGAAACTTTTTCCAATAAACTCGTCGATAACTTCATCTTCCCCTTTTTGAAGACAGATATTCATAAAAACATGCATTTCATTCCAGTTTGTAGGCCCAATGAACAAAGATTCAATGAGCCTACCTTTTACAGGAGCTCCGACAACCTGATCTTTAATTCTGTCAACCAAAGAAACTGCTTCTTCAAATGTCATACTTGTAATTTTAGAGCAAAGATATAAAAAAACAGATGCCCTCTCCCCTATCATATAAAAGCTATTTCAATCTGTGGAATTTCAGTATTACATATTTCAATTCTATTAAGAAAGATATTTTTGTAATTCTTCGATTGCCTGTGATGCACTTCGAACTACCACATACTTATTACGGCATGATTCCGCTTGTTTTTGAAACTCCTTCTGTTCTTCTGACTGTTTCCCTACCCTCGTTTTAAACTCTATACAAAGAGAAGCAAAACCCTTTTTGGGAATAAGTACGATCACATCAGAAACACCAGGCTTTACTCCTTGACGTTTCAGGCTAGCAGCTTCCCGTACATGACGACTTCCACCATTCGGAACGGCAAATATAAGTTTGTCAGGTATATTAGGAAAATATAGAGGAATAAGTTTAAAGAACTCTGTTTGTATGCGAGCTTCCTCGTTATTATGTACTTCTTTTGAACGTGGAGGATTACGCTGATCTGCATAACAATTATAACACATAAAGCCGGTATCGGTTTTAATAACCGACACCGTTTCCTTTCCACATAAAATACACTTTTCTTTATTCATTTTTAATATTATTTCCTAAAAAACATATCTCCCGAAATAGATCGGGCTGTATCATCACCAGTTAGCCGTATGTATCGGAAAAAATTCTGTTCGGTCCGATGCCCGGTGAGTTTCATTATCTCCAGTGTCTTCATCCGGCCGGTGAGATACATATTCGTTGCCGCACTTCTTCTCGCTGTATGACTACTTATCAACTCCCATTTTTCACGAGTAACAGTAAACAGCTTTCCACCTTTGGTATAAGAAAAAGTAATTAGATCGTTAAGCCCGATTTCTTTCATTATCACTTTCAAATACTTGTTGAAGTACTGGATGCACAAACCAGAAGGAACCTGACCACCATACTTTGCGAATATCTCTTTTATATAATCATGTGCCGGGACCTTGACATCCACATTGGTTTTCTTTGTTCGGATCATAATATAGTTATTTATAAAGTTTTGACTTGTCAACCTTGAATAGTCGGAATAACGCAAAGCAGTAAGGCATCCCAATACAAACATGTCTCTAATTCTCTCCTTTGCTTTCCGCTTATCCTGCCCTACAAACTTGTAGTAGTAGATACGGGTAATCTCATTCATTGAAAGGAATACCGCATTTGTAGGCTCACATTTCAAATCAATTTCATCATAGGTAACATCTACTGCATAATTGTATTGCGAAGCTCTACGAATAAGAGTCTGTATTTTTAGAATATATCCTACAATGGTATTATGTCGTAACCCGCAATCTTCAAGATAGACTATGAAATCATCAAGAAATTCAGCCGTTACCGAGTTGGTGAATATGTCACAATCAAACTCCAATGAAAAGTTTTCAATGTGCTTTATTATCGCATCATAAACGGCTGCATAGTGTTCAGACTTGCGCCTGCTGCGCTTTTCTAACACATCCCGGATAAAGTCGGTGAAAAATACTCCTTCTAATGGCTTCTCCTGACGGAAGTGATTAATGTAGTCCTTTCTCGCTGTGCGGGTGGGGACTGGTTGTAATACTGATAATGCTTTGGTCGTATTATTTTAAAGGGTTAATAGTTATTCTTCGTTAAACTTCGGGATAGGCATCCAATAATCAGGAGCTATTCCGTTTTCCCATCTATATTCTTTGTTATATCCCCAATACCGGCAGATGTAATAATCATAGTCACCATATGAGTTTTGAATTGCTCCTAGCACATCTATACTACCATATTCATTACCATCTATTGCTTCTATAATAGGGATAGGAACCCTATCTTTTACACTTATCCAAGGAAATTGCTTGGTTCCATCTACAAAACCTTTCGCATATACTTGTCGAAGATAAACCTCAATCACATGCGGCTGATTTATTCGGTTAGCCAACTGGCTTACTATATCTTTTAGCTTCATTTCTATTCTTAGCTTCATTTCTTATTTGATTTGAATTATTTTAATAATTTAAAATTGTCACTTATAAGCAAACTTTCCTTGCTGTCAGATGATAGTAAATCACCCAGGAAGAATGCGGCATTTCTTAACTGCCGCTTAATTGATTCTAAATTCTCTATTAGTTTTTCAGAATAAGGAATAAGAGTCTTTTCAGAAGAATTAAGTGATGTAGATGATTCCCCCACCCATCCATCCAATTGCCGGCTTTCAGGGATTAGTCTATTTGAAAGAAAATATTCATTAACTTCCTCACGTTTTTTAGCACTATAATAGAAGCGTTTTCCATTTATACTCTCTTCCAATAGTATTCTATATCCAAAACTAATGTTATCATGGTACTCGTTAGACCATTGATGACTTTCATAAAAGGAATTGTTACCTATAAATGCTGGATGCTGTTCACCTTTCTCATTAAAGGTGAAGCCCCTTGTAGCCTTAAAGGTAATTGATACCACCATACGCTTTTTTGTAGTTCTCTGCTTATATTCATAAAAAGCCGTATTGAGAACATCTTCGATATCTCTTAGAGTTGTGCCACTCAATTTGTTATCTTTCAAGTCTAACTTTTGAGACATTTGAAGTTGAATGCTGCATGAAAAAGTCCCATCTACTGATACATTTACAGGAACTTTTATTGTCTCATTTTCAAACGTATATTCTAAAACCTTTACTCTTGCCATTTTATTTCTTTATAGTTTTGAGCCATACGGCAGACATTCAACCACCGTATGGCAGTAGGTTAAAACTCAAATATCATCCAGTCGTTGGCAAGCATATCCATCTGTGATACAAGCCAACCGTTTGCAACTGTTCCATCAGCAGCTTTCATACATAAGTATGCAGTAAATTTGATTTTATCAGTTTCGGAATCTCCGTAATTATCGGATACCCATCTTTTGAATAATTCGGGTAATGATTTAACCTGATTTACGATCATATTAGTAGGCAAGCTATCTTCCGGACGCATGAATATAAACATACCTTTACCATTCCATCCTTTACGGGTTACAAGATGCCCTCGCTTAAGGGACTCAAGTGCCTGCCCGAATGTTCCTGTTTCTCCTCCAAGCAATTCACATTCCATCGCTCCTTGTCCATAAACGGTTTCAAGAGTTCCTTTGTAGCTTTCAAGTTCAGGGAACGTTACTACTACACTCGCTGCATATTCGGCAGTCTTTTCATCTAATGTTTTCATTTTAATAAATATGTTTGATTAAACATTGAATCCACTTCCTGAAACTGCTTCGTGAAGCGATTCTCTTTATATTTTCTCGGCGAAGCACATCCCACTATTAAAGCGAGAATAGCACATATTAAAAGTATTTTCTTCATTCCTATCTTAATTTGAATTATAATAATTTTCTCATTTGTTGTTCGAGATACACAACATCTTCCGCTCTAAATCCTTCACAGTTTGCGAGTATGGGGCAAACGATTTCGATAGCATTTCGCTTCATTTCTTCCTCTGCCATTTCAACGGCTTTCACAGCGTCATCGTGAGAATTTACAGGAACACCCCTTAATTTGGTCTGCCATGTTTCTAAAAACATCTTAGCCTTTTTGCTTTTCATTTTGATTTCCTTTCTTATTCTTGTTATTAGTCAATATATCCAGTTCCACTACACACAGGGCATCCACCACCTTGGCAATTAGGACATGGTGTTCCCAATGCAGAATTAGTAATTACCCAATCATCGTAACAATCGGGGCACATAGCATAAGGAGCTGATTCAGTTACTTCATCCGGCTCGTATTCTTTTCCGCAGTCATTGCAGATTTTCGTTTCGTCCATATTTATTCTGATTAGAGTGATTTTAATAGTTCTTCTTTAGATAAAGCATAGCTTCTCTCTAATTCAAATTCATAAACTTCCACCCTGTGCCCAGCACTTTCTCCTACACGTAATTTATACCTCGCAGATGAATCATAGGGTTCACCTGTTTCATAGTTGAGGTTAACAGTAACTTCAATCGTTTCGATTGTAAATTCCTGCACCTTGTTGTTATAAATAGCCCAGACTTTTTGACCGGGCGTAAACTTTGTTTCTATTCTCATATTAGCTCCTTTCTGTTCTGTTAAAAGCCTCATGATGGGTGAACATCTATTTAATTGCCGGATTCCTACCGGTCCATCCGTTATTGGCTCGTTTCTATTCTTAGTTTAAGGGTTATCTTCTTTCTATTGGTCGCCAAGCTAAAGGCTCTAATTTTAGATTCTTGATGTCGACAGGAAGCATAAAGAACCAATGTTCTATGTCGCTATCGTAATAAGCCTCTATGCAGCATTCATAGGTATTCTTATGTTTCTTGTTATAAACAGACAATTTTAGAATCACATTTTCGCTTACTCCAAAATCTGATGTGTCAGGCAGTTCTTCACTCACGGAGAACCAATGTTGTGCTTCTCGTGCACCTTGTCTGTACGCTTCCTCTGTTTCCGTGGAATATCCAGCGTCTAAAGCACCAGACATCACCGAATATTCTTGCGCCTTATCTTCTAATGTTTTCATAATGTTCCTTACCGTATTTGACTTAAATTATTCATCATCATAATCAGTATCAAAGATACGTGCAACCATATCGACGATATTTTCTTCAATATCCTCGGTAGAACCAGTTACAGCATTAGCTATATTCTTTTTCTCCTGGATGATTCGATAAACCTTCTCATCTATCGTCCGACGGCCAAGAAAATAGTAACAGGTTACAGAATCCTTTTGCCCGATACGGTGTGCCCGGTCCTCACATTGACAGCAGTCTGCATACGTCCAGGGAAACTCAACAAAGGCTACATTGCTTGATGCTGTAAGGGTAAGACCTACACCAGCGGCTTTTATTGAGCAAATGATAATATCTGCTTTCGGGTTGTTCTGAAAAGCGTCTACGGCTCTTTGCTTCTCGTCCTGTGAGTCTCTTCCGGTAACAGATACGGCAGTGGGAAAGTAACGTTTCAGTTGATCTACAACTTCATGAAGCGAACAAAAGAGAATTATCTTCTTTCCATTCTCCCGGAAGTCTTTCACAAATTCAATCACATCACGTACTTTGCCGCGAGCGGAGATCTGCCGTAGAATATTGATACGTACCATCACTTCACCGCGCATTGCCTTAGCTATCTTATCGTCGTCAGCGTCCTTGTATTTCTGTAGATACATAATAAGGTCGCGTTCTGCATCCATATACTCTTTTCGATTTGTGATTTCGCAAGTATTCACCTGCCGTATTTTATCGGGAAGATCTGTGAGGACAAGTGACTTTTCACGACGAAACATACAGTACTTCCATAGGTTAAAATTCAATTCTCTCAAATTTGATGCTTCTCTCTGTCCGGAACAGTATCTATCAACAAATGGTTTATATCCACCGAAATCGTTCATTCGATCTAAAATAGCCAACTGCGGAATCAAATCTTTAGGCCGATTTACCACCGGTGTTCCCGTCAATTCAATAACCCATTCTTTGCCGGTACAAATACCTTTGCAAAACTTAGCCTGCTGGGTTGATGCAGATTTGCAACGATGGCTTTCATCAATGATAACAGACTTGAATAAATTGATTGAGTTTCTAAATTCCACATCTCGCAGCGTCCAGCCTTCAGCTTTCTTTATACGTTGTACAAAGTACTTCTTTAATGATTCATAGTTAACAATAAATACCTGGTGCATTCCTGTCTGAAAGAAAAAAGTCCATGTATCACGTACCTTGTCGGTTAGGATCATCGCCTTTTTATCCGTAAACTTCTCCCATTCACGTAGCCAGTTGATTTTTAATGATGAAGGGCATACAACAAGACAAGGAAAAGCGTCTGCGAGGTTAATTGTTGCTATACTCTGTAATGTCTTCCCCAAGCCTGGTTCATCGCAATTCATAAATCGTTTAAGTTGCAAACCACGTGCAATACCTTTAAGTTGATAAGGATAAGGCTGAATTTTCAAATTGTGCGGAACGGTTAAATCAGGTAATTCCGGAATATCATAAGCGATATCCTCCTCCTTTTTTTCTGTACCATTTACCCAATTGATATTCTCAAATTGCCGTATTTGATAAATCATTCTTTCAAGGTCAACTCTACTCCGAGCTGGAACTATCCAAACTTTTTTTGCACCGTCAAAACGTCTTCCGGGAATTTGTCGGACTCGATCTACAATAGAAGGTTTATACTTGAATGATAATTCAAAGTTATCTCCTTTTAATTCAATATTCATGATTTAGAGTATTTTATAGGGGGATAATTTCCCCCTATGGTGATTGTAAGTTATGCGGTTGCGTCAAGAGGTGCAGGAGCATCTATCTGTTTTTTTCTTCCTTTTTTCTTCGGCTTTTCTTCCACTATGATAGCTTCTTCTGGTTCATCGGTTTCGAAATCAAGACGTTCTTGTCTAATTCCCCATTTTTCTTCAAATAGGTAACTTTCTACTTCAGCATCACATGCAGCTGCATCAATGCTTAATTCTTCGTAGTAGGGATATTGTTCGTCAAGGAGAGGAACGAAGATTTTCAAGTCAACGACTTTGCCGGACTGAAGAAGTTTGGATCCCATGATAGTTATTCCGGAAACCCCATCGACACTGTCATTCGCATAACCTGTAATGATATAATTTTCTAGTGTCTCTGCATATCCCGGAGAAGAAAAGCTATCCTTGTTGATATTAGAAGCCTCTGGCTGTTCACACAATACGACGAGATGCAATCTAAGCCGAATAAACGCCTCCCTTAAATCGCTGTGAATGATCTGATCGCAGCTCTTGTTAATTACATTCGTGTAGTTTGCTTCAGAGAAGCGTTCATTATACACAACATTCAGCCGGTCTTTCTTAACGACCGCCTTTTTAATCTCATTTTTTGCTTGTTCCATAATCTTCTTTGGTTGATAAAGTGATAATACTAAATGTTGATACAACTCCCATGACGGCAGCCGTAGTTATTTCTCTTGATGTTGCATCTTCTCTTTGAGAAAAAGATAATGCTGTAAACAGGCCGACAACGGCCAGTCCGATTGTAATTTTTCTTAAAATTTTCATGATAATTACTTTTTGTTGTTATGCATTCCGCCCATTTTCATTTCCTCTTTTGCTTTACTTATCACAGTTACACACCATGATAATTGATGTGTTGCTGTCCGGTTACAACGTTCGCACCAATCGACGAGATATCGCTCCTCCCGGCATAAAGAACTAATTAGGGCATTTATCGCTGTTGCTGTCGCTTTCGCATTTTTAGCTGTATCAACGAGTGTTTGCATGACCTCGGACTTCATTGTCTCATTAAGCCAGTATTTCGAGTCTGCAAGCAGTTTGCCGGAGCGAGCAACATATACAGCCAGGTCATTGCCACGCTGTACGGCTTCTTCAGCATTTTCGCTCATTGTGATATTGAGAAAAGAATCAATATTTTGTAATTCAGCCAAAATTTGTTCTTTAGGAGTGATTAGTAAGTTCATATTGTTTTCACTTAAAATATATTTAAACCATTAGTTGCCACCATTTAAAAGCAAGGTCCTCGTATTTCTCTTTTCCCTTGATATACGTAGGGTGGTTACGGTCGGTGATAAAATGTTTGAAGATTTTACAGTTCTTTTTTGAGATTGCGTAGATGAAATCTCTATTGCTCCCTGCAATATCCATATACCAGGCACGGGAACGGTCCCAGTCGAAAAAGTCGATAGCTTCATCAAATTGCGCCTGTGACTCTGCAAAAGTCGTTTTTAAATCACCTCCAAAATTGTAAGCAGACAACCACCAATCCCATTTACATCGTGTATCAAGATGGTAGGCAAAATTTCCATAATAGAATTCCTGCTGCTTATTTACCATGAACTTCTGTGTATCAGATTGCGCCAACACGACAGCCAGGAATTGATCTTTCTCCGCCTCTTTCCGGAGCGCCTTACGCATTTCAAGCCCTAGCTCAAATTCTTCTGTCGTATACAAGTAATCGTCTACCATCAGCTTGTCATACCGGACACGGTCATTCTCTGTGATAAGAGCATCTACGAGAGTACCGAACTTGAAAGCCTTTTCTTTATCCCCGTATTGAACACGGGGATAAAGATAGTTTTTAAGCTCTGTCAGATCTGAATTACTGACTTCCGAACGTGAATAGTATGAATCGGGATTTGACATAACTATTTAGCTTTCACATCTGCTTCGTAGCTGATGAATTGTGATTCAATATGTGTCTGATCTTTACTGTTTGCTTTCTTCTCGCAGTATGTAGTCATCTTTTTAAAGATCTTCTCTAACTCATCAAAAGGAAGAGTCTGCCCCTCGCCTATCCACCACATCTGAAATATTTCCAGGTATCCTTGCTGATGAAGAACAACAATCTTTTCTTTTACCTTAGCGTTTGTCGGTGGAGGTGCAACAGATGCAGCAGCACCAGCAAAAAGATTACCGATTGAGCTTTGTTGCGTTTTCATTGCAACCTCCTGCCTATCTGCTTCTTCCTTTCTCTTTAACTCTTGTAATTGTTTGGCTGCCTCTTCTGCTTCTCGTTGTTTGCGCAATTCTTCTGCTTTTGCAGCTTCTTCTGCATTTGCCAAGCGAAGCTGTTCCAGTTCAGCCAACTCTTTACGCTTAGACGGAATACGGTCGATAAGATCTTGTTTAACACTTGAAATTTTAGCCTTATACTGTTGAGCATATTGCTCATATTTACCCAGCAATGTATTTTTGCGAATCTCTGCTTTTATCTCCTTATTGATATAATAGGTAGCATATTCAGCAGTGAATTTATCAAAATGAGCTTTCGGGTAATCAGTTTGGAAAACAGTTATACCGATTACTTCTCTATCAAAGTTTACATAAGTCAATCCCGAAAAAATATTCTGCAGCTCGGTTACCTTAGAAGATAGATATGAACTGAAATAAGAAAGAAGTCCATTTTCTATTGCTTGTTGATAGCTTACCTTTTCATTATTGATTAATACTCTTTGCTCGGCTTCTTTCTTTCTCTTCTGCTCTTCTTCATATTTGAACTTAGCATACTCATTGCGCTTTGCTACAAGCTTTCCGGGGATTGTAGAAGAATCCTTAGGATCAATTTCTTTTTCTTGTGAAGTAAAGAAAGAACGAACTTTGTCGAATATCTGCGTGATGGGCTTGCGACGTTCGTCCATATTCTTGAGAGTAGTATTTACTTTTTTCAAGAAGTCAGCTGCAGCCTGATCTATCGTTTCATTCATACCTTCTCCCTCGATTGTATCAAGGAGAGCCTGCCCTGCTTCATTACATTTTTTTACGGAGAGAGTATTCCTTCCCATAATTTCGGGAAATGATGAAAAAATGTTTTTTACTTCGTCTATTTTGATTAATTCTGTTGCCATAATCGTTTTCTTAAATTGGTTAGTAATAGCTAGAAGCCTCCGTCTGCATCATCGTCAGATACTGCCACTTGAACGGGCTCCGGAGCGTCTAATTGTTTTTCTTCCCCAAAAGGTATTTTGGTATCATCTGCAGAGGCTGTAGATTGAACAGGCTCATTAACCTTTTCTTCATCAACAATGCCATAATCGATAACTTCTTCATCTTCCTGCTCTGTCGCCATCATAGTATACTTTCCGGTACGCACCTTGGGGTAAGCATCAAAAGCGTGCTTTATCATCTTGTTCTCAAGGAATCCCGGATCAACACCACCACTATTCGAATAATACAGTTCATTAGCTTTGCCTTCTACTCGTTGTCCATCTTTGTTGTAGTATGAGTTGTTTTTTGCTGAAAACTTAGCCAGGCGTTGGATATCACCTTCAAGTAACCATTGATAGTCTTCAGATCCGTCACAACGAACTATACGAATGAATGCCCCTATTACATTAGAAGACTTACGAGGTATAGCGGCTGAATAAGTAATCTTCTTTACACCATTATCCAGACTGATAGAGAATATATCTCCTTCGTAAACTATAACCGGATTATCCGCATATCGAATCTGCCCAGCACGCATGCGCATGGTCAGTTCTCCATAACCAGTAACAGAGACACTAGCTCTTTTTTCATATCTATCAAATCCTCGTTCATCTTTTTGGCCCGTTTTTACCTTTCGTGGAATGAGATAACAATGAGGATGTGATGTATTATCAAGTGATAGCCCATTTACAGCCATATCGAGGAAGCAACCAAACAGTGACATCTTACTACATTCAGCCAGCGAAGGATTCTCACGAAGAACCTTCTGGAAATTAAATACTTCCTTGTGGTAAATCTGTTCCCCCATTTGAGAACCCCAAATAGCATTGTACATTTGAATAAATTTCGTCTGTACATTTTCATTTTCGACAATTTTCGTTGCTGGAAGTGCGTTAAGCTCCTCCACTTTAATTTCAATAATGTTACTCATAATTGTTTAAATATTAGTTATTTATTAGTCTCCTTGGTATACTCCACGGCTGTATTCTTCCATTAAGAGTATGTCTTCAGCTGTAGGTTCTTTTCTGATATCTGTTTTTGATGAACTACATTTGATGGGAGAAGGACTGTAATTTTTAATAGCGCTTTCTCTTTCATCCAACTGCTTTCCTATCTTATCCTGTAATTCCTTTAATAAGGAAGATCCTTGTTTAACTTGTGTCATACAGCTGTCTGCATTAATTGTTTGATGATATTGTCCGGAACTTTATTATGCAAATCCATCATTGCGCTAGCTGTTTCCAGTTCTGACCGCTTCACATAATATTTTCCTCTTTCCTTATTATTTGCCGGATAAAACTTAATCCAGGCTTTTTCGCGCCATTCTGTAATTAGGCGTTTTCCGTATATATCTTCCGCTTGTGATATAGTTACTACTTCGGGAAGTAGCCCTAACATCGTCAACGTTTGAACAGTTCCGATCTTAATACATCGTGCGACCATCATTTCGAAGCAATTTTCCATAATCTCTAATTAGGCTGTTTCTTTGTTTTACTTTTGAATGGTGTTGAGCTTTTAATTACTGAAACACATCTGCATCTCTATGCTATGCTGCCTGATTAATATTGATTAGAGTTCATATACTTCTTCAATCCTATTTCTTCGTATTCTTGCCCGCCGACTCCGGTTAAGGTCGTTGTTGCAGTCAAATGCAATTTGAAAGGCAATAATTCCAAGAAATGAAAGAGCGATTAATGATTTCTGTAATTGCTTGAAGTCTATATTTAGAGCAAAAACTCTATTTATCCACCAAGCACCAAGTTCGTTTAATTTGCTGGTCCCCGTCTTTTTGTAGGCCTTATCTAACAGGACATTTACCGTTCCGTAGGCAGTACCTAATCTGTCTGCAATCTCCTTCTTTGCCAAGCCACAAGCAGCCAGTCCCGCTATTTGATTTTCCCGCTTGGTTAGAGCAGAATCAGCTTGCAGTTCCATGATGCAAAGTCTCTAGTTCGGCTGCCGCTCTGGAGATTCCTTTGGTGACTTCCAAAGCTTCATTAGCCATTCTTACAGCGACATTCAATACTTTAGCTTTGTAGGTTGAACGAGCGGAAGCAGGTTTGTTGTTGAGGATATTGTGCACTGTACCCTGTGAGCATCCTACTTCCTTCGCAATCTGCTTTTCGTATCCGTAAGGCAGATTAGCTTTGATAGTTTCTAATTGATTTTCCATATACATTATTATATTATAGTAATTAGTTCCCGAAAAGGAGATCAAACCCGTCCGGGATTATATAGCTTATTCTTTAACTTCTTCACAAGTTTCTCCGAGCCAAGCAACACATTCTGTTGTACCCCTAGTAAAGTCTACCGCCTTATTTAGAGGATTGAATTTACCTTCAACTATATCTCCTTCTTTTACTCCTGCTTCCTTTTTTAGCTCCCATAGAAGCCATTCGTTACCAGTTGAACCGGTTACATTCTTGATTCTCACTTTCATGACTTAATCCTCCATTTCTTCATTATCGTTATCTTCTACTTGCAAGGCTTCAAGCATTTCGTTATCAAGTTTAGAAAGGTCGAGTCTTACTTCTTCACCGGAGTGGTAACTTGAAACTACTAGAATACAGGAATATCCGTTCTCATTGTATTCGAAATCGAAACGTTTACTTCCGCCTAGGATGCGCATTACTTCATTTAGATTCTTCATTGCGATCTTGTTTTTAGGGTTAGAAATCAGCTTTAAGTTTTAGCATCCGGAGAACTTCCTTGAGTTCACTATCGGTATAATTCCTGGCAATCTCAATACTTACACAATTATAGTCAGCAGCAATTTGGATAGCTCGCTCTTTACTGACTTTGTAGATTTTCTGTTTCATATCTTATCTGATTTAGAGTAAATAATCTATTTTGTTAACTTTATTGCCCTTTTATTTTGGCGTTATCATTGTTTTGCGTTAACTTTATACTGCAAATGTAATCAAAAGCATTACACTGTAATCAAAAACAAGACAAAATGTGTAATCTATTAAGATAATTTAATAATATCCGTATGCATATAGGTAACAAAATCAAAGAAGAAGTCGCTAAAAGAAATATAAGTGTAACAGACTTTGCAAAGTTGATAAACAAAAGCAGACCTTATACTTATTCAATATTTGAAAAAGAAAATATTGATACAGAACTACTTATACATATTTCATCTGTTTTAAATTTATCACCAACATCATTCTTCGAAGATATAACACCTAGTGTAATGCAAAATGGTACAAAGAATATTTTGGTTGGTAGAGATAATAACGGTAATATATCAACTAATGAATGCCAAGATAGACTTGAGGATGCTATGATAGAAATTAGGCATTTGAAAGCTGTTATTGAAGGCAAGGATAGATTGCTCGAAGAAAAGGAACGATTGATTAATGTATTAATGAATAAGTAATATGTGGTTCTTTATAATAATAGGGATAGTTGTATTGGGATTGTTAATGCTATTAAAAGGCAATGATCTGGAAGAATCGAATAATAATTCCTCTACCCAAAATCTCACCGCAGCAGATATTCGAACTTATTTTCCATATATGGATAATCAAACTGCTATAAAATATAAAGATGCTATATTAAATGGACAGTATAATTTTGAAGTAGGAAAAGGCTTAATTGAGCTATGGAAGAAAAATCAAATATTAAAAAAATCAGGTCCGATACGAACTGATAGCACATCCATACCCACATCTGAATATACAAAGGTTACGTGGTGGAAATTACAGCAATATTTCCCAATAATGGATAGCAAAATGTCAGCCGATTATCTTGCAGAGCATTTGTTAGATGAAAGCAAATGGTTTACAGTGAAAGCAACAGTACTAAAAGAATGGGAAAAGAAACTTGCTGCACATAAAGATGATGAGAATAATTTGCATCAAACTGCTACCAATAATAATGAAGGAATAGCATTTGAAAAACAAGGTGATATAGCTTCTGCGATTGAGGTTTACGAGAATAATTTGAGAATAGGATACCTAGTAAGCCATTCATATAATCGTCTGATGATTATCTATCATAGAGAAAAAAGGTACGAGGATGAAGCACGAGTAATAAAGAAGGCCATTGAAGTGTTCTCTTCAGATTCGAGGTATAGTAAAGATGTAACCAAGTGGCAAGAACGATTGAATAAACTAACTAATAAATAAACCTATGGAAGCATTTGGATTTATAAGTGTTGTATATCTATTGGCTGGGATTATCCAACTGATTATTCTTATTGTTTTGATAGTGAAGTTCCTCCAACTTGCGACTGATGTAAAGCAACTAAAAAAATTATATGCTGAAAGAAGCCGTGAATTGTCTTCAAGCATTGATAAACTTTCTTCTGCAATAAAGGAGCAAAGTAACTCAAAGGATAACGATAAGCCCCATGTTGCCAAGGATGAAAATATTGTAGCAGAACTGAAAAAAGAACCCAATAAGCCATATAACGAGGCTCCTGCAAAAGAGGTGCCGACAGTGGATGAAAACAGCGATGACTTCAAACAACATTTACGCAAATGGAAGATTCTTAAAAACAAAGGATATACAGACCAAGCTGTCAGAGAATACATGGAGTACACTAAGCGAGACATGAGTTATGCTGTAGACTTCATCAACTCTATATAAGATGAATTTAGAAGTCTAGCAGATTGATTGTGTAACTAAAAATACAGAATATAATGACATCTATAAAAATGACTGATATTGACCCTGCCTTAGCACTCAAGATCCTAAATGTCAAATTAGGAAGTATATTGAAAATAGCAGAGGAAAAATATGGTATACGAGATACATCTTATTCAATATGTGGAGTATCCTATACTGAAGAAGGCTTTCCGCACACATGGTTTCCATTTCTTAGCTCTAAAGTAGTTGGAATTAGAGTGATGGATATATGTAAGAATGATATAAATAGAGGATTGTATCAGTTAGCACATGAGATAATACATTGCTTGTGTCCCCACCGAGAAATTAATGCTAATGTATTTGAAGAGGGGCTCGCAACTCACTTCGCAGCTGAATATATGGACGAATATGAGAAGCAACCGGATTGGCATCCTGCCGAAACTGATTATAAATATGTATTAGCGCTGAAGTGTATAAAGAAAGCATTTGAAATTGACCCCAACATTGCAACAAAGTTAGTCGCTAAAGAACGTAATTTCGTGAATATCACTGAAAATATGATACTTGAGGTTTCACCGAAACTCCCAAGAGATTTAGCCAAAATTCTTACTACAGACTTTTATGATGACTCATGGATAGAGCTAGCTAATAAGATTGAATAAATTGATTATATAACTAAAATATTGTGGGATTTAGAGATGAGAAACAAGTATAGGTAAAGAATACAAGAAACTTAATAGCAATATAATTGATATGGCGGTGATAATTCTTTTCTTTAATAGACTATCTGCAGTTTCATACAATTCGTTCAATGTGTATACTATAGCGTAAGATATGCCTGCAAACAATAGTACAATAATCAAAATTACTAAGGATGCTAAATAGATATTTTCCATATTTTCTATTAAAATATAAACAGATTTCGATTTAACTTGATAAGAAATGAATAAACCACAAGAAATAGCGAATTCCATCATTCTTAAAACGTACAAGAATAATGGAAAGATTGAATTTGCAAAATTGAACCTTGAAGCAGATTGGCAACTCTTGGCGCAGGTCAATGAGATATTGAAGGAATATGGAAGCCTATATGGCGAACTATCAAATGAAACATGGCATTCATATTCGCTAAATGCTTATGGAAGTGATTTTGCTAGTCAAGGGGCTTTCCAGGGATTGGAACAGGAGAGAAAAATCGACCGTACAGCAAAGAGGTTTAGTATTCTTGCCGTAGCTATAGCTTTTGCTTCTTTAATTGTTTCGATAATTGCTATTTGCAAATAACTATTATGGATATAACTATAGAAACAATTCCCATTAATATGGAAAGTATAGATAATGCTATTGAAAAGTAGCAATCTCTGATGTGTTGTTTTCTGTTATAATTACGCATTATGTTTTCTTTTAAAATATAAATGTATGGAAGAAAAAGACAAATTAATCGCTTCTCTTCGGCAACAACTCCGGAAAGTACTGCGAGAAAATAGTGCTCAAAAGCAAGAAATTGCTCTCTTGAATTATGAGTTAGAAAGGGCTAAAATAAGGCTCTCAAAATAGCGTTCTTTGAACTATCTTTGAAATGGTTAGCTCACATCATTATAATTGACTGATATGTAACTGAATATCCTTTATAATCACGCTGCTTTGGGAGCAGGGGGTCGTGGGTTCGAATCCCGCTACCCCGACGAAGAAAATCAAGTCAAGATTCACAAAATAAAGCCAGTACAATTAGTATTGGCTTTTTTATTATATATAGGATAAGTGTAATTATCCCCGTTTGGGGGCAAATAAAAAGGGCAATTCTTTGAACTATCTTTGAACAGGTTTCTAGCATTATCCTCATTTTCTTATTTAATTTAGAGTAAAAATCTATTTTGTTAACTTTACTACCCTTTTATTTTGGCGTTATCAATGTTTTGCGTTAACTTTATAGCGGAAATACAAACATTGTTTATAGAGAAAACGATAACAAACAAAATACTTAAACACATGAAGAAAACTCTGCTGATGCTCGTTGTTATTTTCATTTCACTATATTCGCATTCACAAAGTCCCTTTCTGAATTTTAGAATTCCAGAAGAATCAAATAAGCGTATCATTGGATATTCTTCAAGTAATAAAATAAGGCACTTATATACGACCCGACACCAAATAGTCGGTCATAACAAAAAGTAATAACAATTAAAAATTAAAGATTATGGAAAAGAAAGAAGAATTATTGGAAAGACTAGTGAATGAGTTTGCAGCGTACAACAGATTAACTGCTGTTAGAATTGCAAAAGAGAATTTATTATCTTGGGGAAAATCAGATGAAGAGATAGTGAAAGAGATGAAATTTTCGTCAGAAAGAATCCTTAAATGGGGATATTCAACCGATGAAGATTTTCCTCTCGATGCACCGCTAAGAGCGGGTGGAACTATTTACCAAAAGTAGATATTTATCTAAATAACGTCTCTGTATTAAACGCCATAATATATCCACAATTATTACATTCTATAAACGTATGTTCTTTAGATGTATCTATATTACTCCAACACATTTCTTCCATATCTGTAATTTTACTGCTTGCTATATTATAACATGGTAATATAGAGGCATTTCCGCAAACTGGGCATTGTCTACTTCTTATTTTATCCTTAATTATTTGCATTTGTTTTTTGTTCATTTCTTGTATGTTTAAGGGTTAATATTTCTGGCAAATGTACTGTTTATAGTTTATAAGCAGTACATTGCTCTATATGTTGTATAAGAATGTTCTTTAGCATCTTTGCGAAAAACTTCCTTGAAAATATATTGCAAATAACTTGATAATATCGTTGATTTTTAGTATATTTGGATAGCTAAAAATTTGACGTTATGAAAACCGATTTTACTCTTTTAACTCTATCTGAAAACTTTCCTGATGAAGAAAGTTGCATCAGATATTTTGAGAAGATGCGATGGGGAGATGAAGTCATTTCGCCTTATGACAGCAATTCTAAGGTTTATAAATGTGGTAATGGTAAGTATAAATGCAAGAATACTGGAAGATACTTTGATGTTAAAACTGGTACTGCATTTGCCAATACTAAACTGCCTATGAAAGCATGGTTTTATGCTATGATGTTATTCTTGTCACATAAGAGAGGTGTTTCATCATGTCAATTAGCGAGAGATTTAGGTATAACTCAAAAAACAGCGTGGAAGATGCTCCATAAGATTAGACAATATATGGAGATGGAGAATAGCCATACTTTATCCGGTGAGGTTGAAATTGATGAAGCGTTTGTAGGTGGGAAGAATAAAAATAGACATAAGGATAAGAAAGTAGAGAAATGTCAAGGACGTAGTTATAAGGATAAAGTCCCTGTATTTGGAATACGAGAAAGAGATGGAAAAGTTGTTGCTAAAGTAGTTCCCAATATCCATGATGCTACATTGCTTTCTATCGTAAATGAATATGTAGAAGAAGGAAGTGTTGTTTATACAGATGGTGCAGGATATTCAGGCATGAATGTTGATTATGAACAAAGAGATGTAGACCATAGCAAGCACTTCTATGGTACAACCTATGCTACAGATGAGGGTGAGATAATTGTTGTTAGTACGAACGGTATCGAAAATGTGTGGTCGCATTTCAAGAGAATGATATTTGGGATATACTATCATGTAAGCAAAAAATATATGCAGAGGTATATTGACGAATATATTTTCCGATTTAATACTCGAAATTTTACCGATTCTCAAAGATTTAATTTACTTTTGCGTAATGCAGCTTAGTTATGGGAAAGAAAAAGAAACAAGAAATAGACCTAAGTAACATTAAAACAGTGAGGTTAGAGATTAACTTTTCTGTTCCTAAAGAACAGTTCGATGAACTGCTCCGAAAGATGGCGCACATTGCGGAAGGGAAAACACCGGATCAAGTCGAAGATGAGAAAGATAAAGACAAGGAGGAAAAGAAGAAGGAGTAACAGTTTGTAATTTATGAAGTTATTCTTATATTTGCAGCGTATCATCGAATAGATGGTACGCTTTTTACGTATTATAGCCTAATCGCCATCGAACTACCACATTGACAGCAATAAGGCTATTTTGGAACTCACTTATGGGTGTATTGCGTTTATACGCCATATACTGGCGTAGACTTTTGCCTATAAGTGAGTAGGGTGTGGTAGCCCTAGATGGCGTTAGGCATTAGCTCTACGCCTTTTTCATATATATGCGTGAGGTGATGCTAACTAAATGGAAACATTATTATTTAGTATTAACCAATAAACACGAAGAGTATGGAAAAGAAGTGCAAAAAATGTGGCAAAGAGTTAGATAACGAAATCTCTGATTATTGCCTTAACTGTTTGAAATCTACTTATTCTACATTGGTGGAAAAGAAAAAAAATGAAGTAGATGAAGAAGCTATAGGGAAAGCTGAAAGCGTTTTAAATGTTATCGCTATAGCAACTCTAATTTTAGGAACTCCCACAGCTATCATTCTATTCTTTGTAGGAGTTGATAAATTTTCAGATTATGAAATAGGCATAGAGCTAATAACTGCGTCGATTGTCCTATTAATATCATCTGTTATTACATGGGCTATATTGAAAGTGTTATGCAACATATCTAATAATCTACATGAAATAAATAAGAAGATGAAAGGATAAAAGAAAATACTCATTGGCATTTTTATTAAAAATGTCTTTATGAATATTTTTTTTAATTTAATTATATATTTAGTATTGGTACTACTAAACTGACATAAGGTCTACTACTAAATTGACAGTTTACCATACTACTAAATTGATACACCATACTACTAAATTGATGGTTATGTTTTGCTTAACCATAAGCTTTTAGTATATTTGCAAAGTGAACAGGGGTAGACATGGAGTAGCTACCTGTCGAAAGAGTCCGCAACTACTTTCCCCTGTCGCTTTGTATAATAGTTGCGTCATTTTAGTTGCGATGAATACTGTATTTTATACTTGTCTTTTCGGCAATAAATATCTGCCGGAAATTAACGATAAGATTATATACTCTTATCTAGTTTATAAATCAATATCAGAGATTGATGGTATATTTGATTATGAAGGTAATTTTAATCAAGAAACACTAATGGAATATTTTGACGAGTATAATTATTCTACTTTGTATGAAATATCACCTTATAAAATAGCGAAAGATTTATCATTATCCATAAATACAGTAAAAGCTAGATTGCGTTATTTAATCCAATCCAAAATTATAGATCTCGACAATAATATATACATATTTCCTGCTATTAAAAATAGTACATATTTTAAATTAGAAATGGGAACTGGATTGAAAGGTAATGATTTAGTCGTTTATTCATTTTTATTTGGAAAGGCTGAAAGATTTCATGGCAAAATAACAACTTACAATGGAATACAATGTAAAGAATTGGGCATGAGTAAGAAAAACTACGAGAAAGTATTATGTAGTTTATCACAAAAAGGATTTATATACAGAGATAAAAATAACGCATTATTAATAAACTAA